ACGCTCGCCGCCATCCGCAAGCTGAAGGACGCCGGCAGCGGCGCCTACCTGTGGCAGCCCGCGCTCACGGCCGGCCAGCCGGAAACCATCCTGGGCCGCCCCGTGATCGAGGATCCGACCATGGATGACGTCGGCAGCGCTGCCGAGCCGATCGTGTTCGGCGACTTCATGTCGGCCTATCGGATTTATGACCGCGTCGGCCTGACGATTTTGCGCGACCCATACACGGTGGCGACGTCCGGCCTCGTTCGTTTCCATGCGCGTCGTCGGGTTGGCGGCGGCATGGTGCTGGCCGAAGCCCTGCGCAAGATTCGTTGCGCGACCTCCTAATCAATCCTTGGGCGGCCGACGTGCCGCCCGTACTCTTTCTTGAAAAGGAGCGCACATGCGCGACCAAGCAAACATGCTCACTGTCCGCCCGGTCATCGCGCCGGCCGCCAACACCGACCTCGGCACGACGCCGCTGGTCGGCACCGTCATCGACCGCGTCGGCTATGAATCGCTGACCTACGCTATCGCCACCGGCACGCTGTCCGACGCGAACGCCACCTATGCCGTGGTGCTGGAGGAAAGCGACGTTTCGAATGACGGCTTCACCGCCGTTGCCGACGCCGACCTCATCGGCACGGAAGCCGCGGCCGGCTTCACCTATGCGAACGACGGCGTGACACGCCGGCTCGGCTACATCGGGAACAAGCGCTATACGCGGCTGACCATCACGCCGACCGGCGCCGACAGCGGCAACAGCCCGATTGCGGCGGTTGCGATCCTCGGCAACCCGCACGAAGCACCGGTGGCGTAACGAGATAGGCGGGGCATTTCGAGGGCCGCACCGTGCATGAGCATGGTCTACGGGCTGGTCCGACAACGTGAAGCAACCTCCCGCCCGCCGACACGATAAAAACGGGTCAAGGTTGTAGAGCCCAGACACCAGTCGGGGATCCAATCCGACCAAGGGTCAGATGCAGCGGCTCGCCAGCAATGGCGGGCCGTTCGCACACGAGGTTACACCATGCGCAACGTGATTTGTCCGTGCGGCTTCTCAGTGCCCAAGGGCACCAAGTGCGATTGCCGCGCCAAGCGCAGCAAGGAGCGGCAACAAGCCAACGATGCCGCCCGCGGTAGCGCTGCTGAGCGGGGTTATGATGGCAAGTGGGCGCGCGAGAGCAAAGCCTTTCTCGCGGCCCTCGTGGCACCGCTGTGCGCCTGCGGTTGCGGCAGGCCCGCCGACATGGTCGACCATATCAAGGCGCCGAAAGGCGATATGCGCCTGTTTTGGGACCGCGCCAATTGGCAGCCCTACAACGGGCTGTGCAATCGTCGGAAGAACATCAAGAGCGAGGGTGGTTTTGGTCGTTAGCGGCAGGTCTCATGCAGCCGCCTCAGTCTAGATTCAGCCGATGCGAATGCATGTAGGGCCTTGTCTTCGTTCTTGGCTTTCAGGTTCGTCTCGCACTCTTCAAGTTTCTCAAGCGCCAATTTGATTTCTGCCTGAATCTCTTCGCGTTTCATGCGCCTGCCTCCACCAGCGCGCACACACTCGCACAACCGGGGGTGGGTCGGCAACTTTGCCCTTTCCGGCCCGAACCACCCGCGCCCCACAATTCGCAATTCTCCTGAAATAGGAATTTCATCCCATGGCGCTTGTCGTCGTCACGGCGCCGGCCGTCGAGCCGGTGTCGGTTTCCGATTTGAAAGACCACCTGAACCTGACGCTCAGCGATGACGACACAATGCTCGCCAACGTGGTCGTCGCGGCCCGCCAGTATGTCGAGCGGTTCACCGGCCGCCCGATCGTCAACACGACCTTTGACCTCTACTACGACGCTTTCCCGGTGGGCGCGATCACGCTGCCCAAGGCGCCGGTCGCGTCGGTAACGTCGGTCAAGTACCTTGACCCGAATGGCGTCGAGACGACCCTGTCCGGCGGGAATTACACCACCGACATCTACTCCGATCCGGGTCGCATCGTGCCAGGCGCGGACGGCTGGCCGGACACCGACGACGTGCCCAACGCTGTCATTGTCCGCTTCGTCGCGGGCCATGGCGCCGCCGCTGACGACGTACCGCTGACCTTGCGGCAGGCGGTGCTGCTCATCGCCGCCCACTGGTATGAAAACCGGGAGGCGTCGCTCGTCGGCGTCAGCGGCCAGTCGCTTCCGCTTGGCGTCGACGCAATCCTGGCCGAGCACCGGCAGTGGTCCTTCTAGATGGCGAAGGACGATCTCGCGTCGCTGCTCAAGGCCTTCGACGCACTGCCGCGGGCGGCCCGCAAGGCGATCCGTCCGGCGATCGACAAGGGCGCTGACGAGCTTGTGAACCGGATGAAGTATCTCGCGCCGGTCAAGTCGGGGAAGCTGAAGCAGTCGGTCCGCAAGACGGACCTCGGCGACCTCGCCGTGCGCGTCGAGGCCGGCGGGCCGCTGACGCCGGTTAAGGTACGGAACGCCGAGAAGGGCAATGCGCCGGACTTCGACTACAGCCTGGCCGTCGAATACGGCACCGTCGACACGCCGCAGCAAGGCTTCTTCTGGCCGTCCGTCAACACGTTGAAGAAGCGCGTCCGCCGCCGCGTTGACCGCGCCATCGGCGACGCCGTCAAGGAGGCATGGAAAAAATGAGCGAAGCATCGCTCGCCGCGCAGCGATGGGCGGTGAAACAGTTACGCGCGCATGTGCCGATGGCGGCGCTTGTGCCGGATGAGAACATCTTCGACCGCAACCGGCGCCCCGAAGTCTTCCCTTGCATTGTGATCGGCGAGGCGCAGGTCGTCGGCGACGATATCGACTGCGCCGACCTGTCGACGGTCGCCCTGCAAATCCACGCATGGACGAAGGAGAACGGCATGGTCGCGGTGAAGGATATCGCGGGCGAAGTCCGCCGCGCATTGCGCCGCTCGGCCGGGTTGCAGGACGGCTTCGACCTCGCTTTCACGTTCGAGGACACCTTGTTCCTGCGCGACCCAAGCGGCGAGCATTCGCACGCCGTCGTCAACTTCTCGGTCCAGGCCGAGGACACTGTGGGGATCTACTGATGCGCGCAGGCAAACTTGATCGCTCGATCACGGTCGAGCGGGTGTCGTATGTGGACGACGGCGCCGGGAACCAGATCGAGCATTGGGCCGAACTGGCGGCTCTGCGGGCACAGATTGTCGAGCAATCCACAGACGAGTTCATGCGCAATTGGGGCGCTTCATCGGAGACAGTGATCGCTTTCCGGACGCGCTATTTGGACGGCGTCACCGTCGCGGATCGCGTGGTCTACGACGGCACGCCGTACGCGATCGTGCAGACGAAAGACATCGGGAGGCAGCGCGGACTTGAACTGCGCTGCAAGGCAATTGGCTAGGGGCCGCAAGCCGACCATCACCGCGCTGGACGGCGCGCTGTCCCGCACGCCGCCCGCGCCCAAGTGGTTGCCCGCTCATGCCCGCACGGAATGGCGCCGCGTGGTGCCGCAGCTTGTCGCTGACCGCAAGATCGCGGCGCACGAGCCGGCGACGGTGGAATCCTACTGCCTCGCCGTAGCCAATATGCGTACGGCCGAAGCGATGATCGCCGCGGAGGGCATCACCTACACGTCGCCGACCGGCGAATTGAAGCGGCACCCGGCCACAACCCTAGTCAAGGAATCGATCGAGGCGGCCCGCCGCCTCGCCGCTGAGCTTGGCCTGACCCCCGCCAGCCGCATGAAGAACAAAGGAGGCGCGCCGGGTAATGACGAAGACGACGCCTTCGGCGATCTCTAGCTATCCGGCGTGGCTGTTCGATGACTCGAAAATCCCGGACCCCCATGACCGAGGTGAACGTGGCGTCCGGTTTATCAGGGCTCTTCGCCACCCTAAGGCGGGGGATGCCGGCCGCCAGTTTCAGCTTGATCGCTGGCAAGAGCGTATTGTTCGGAAGGTATACGGCGTCACCCTCCCGGACGGTACGCGACGTATTAAGACCGTCTTCGCGCTAATCCCGCGCGGCAATCGCAAGACCACGCTTGGCGCCGCACTCTGCCTTACGGCACTCGGTCCCGAGCGCATCCCGCGCAGCCAAGTCGTGTCGGCGGCCGTGGACCGCGACCAGGCGCGCATCGCGCTTGAGGAGATGGTTGGTATCATCGGTGCGCATCCGCGGACAGCGGAAGCGTTCGCGGTTCAGGACACAAAGTCCCGCATCACGCACAAGCGCAGCGGCGCATTTTATCGGGCCATGTCGGCGGATGCGGCAACGGCGCATGGACGCACGCCCGTCTTCGCCCTCGTTGACGAATTGCACGCCTGGAAGAAGCGCGAGCTTTGGGACGCGATCAAGACGGGCTTGGTGAAGACGCCAGGCAGCCTGCTCGTCGTCACCACGACAGCGGGCATCGGCCGCGAGAACCTCGCCTACGACATGTACGCCTACGCCAAGCAGGTGGCGTCCGGCGCCATCGTTGACGAGGCGTTTCTGCCGATCCTGTTCGAGGCCGCGCCGGACGACGACTGGACCGACGAAGCGGTGTGGCACCGGGTAAATCCCGGCCTTTCCTGCACGCCGCCGTATCCCGATATTGACGGCCTTCGGCAGCTCGTGCGGGAAGCACAGCACCGGCCTGCCGACCGGGAGATGTTCAAGCAGCTTAACCTGAACGTCTGGCTAGACGGCGCCGCTGAGCCTGCATGGTCGCTCGACATTTGGGACCAGAACGGCGAGGCCTTCGATCTGGACGCGCTCGCCGGGCGCCGTGCCTGGCTCGCCGCCGACCTGTCCAAGCGCATCGACCTCACCGCCGTTGCCGCCTGCATCGAACTCGGCGACGGGCGTTATGCGCTTCATGTGCAATCGTTCGCGCCGGAAACGGGCATCCGCAAGCGGGCCGACAACGACGGCGCGCCGTATCCGTTGTGGCGCGACCATGGCTTCATCACGCAGTGCCGCGGCGACATCGTCGACCTTGGCACCGTCGAGGGATACATCCGCGAGCTTTCCGAGCACCTCGACGTGCAGGAGATCGCCTTCGACCGATGGTCGGCGCGCGCCGTCATGGAGGCCCTTGAGGCGGACGGCCTGCCGGTTGTCGAGTTC